GCAGGTAGGGGTGAGGTTGGTTTGAGGTTGTCCATCGCAATGTAGGCGCGTTGCAAGTCCATCTCTCGGACAGCCAGTTCAGCAATGTAGTCAGGGTCAGTGGCAATACTGCGCTCCAAGTCAATGTCGTCCTGCGCTTTCTTCATCTGGCCCACAAGGAAAGCACGCTGTATAACGTGGACATTGGGGGATACGCGCCGTTCAAAAGGGGCTTTGCGTTTCCCTCTGATCGGGTCGGGGACGGCTTCAAACAGGCTACGCACATGGCGCTTGTCTTCGGCGTCTACATAGTCGGACCAGTGTTCGCCGTTGTTGGGTATGTCCCAACCCCTATGCTCTTTGGCGTGGGAAACGAACTGCCCCGGCGCAAGCTTGTCCTGCTTTTGTACCTTGACCAAACCGGCAATCACATCAACGAGCACGTCCTCGTAGGCCGACAGTGCGGTGTACTTAGCCACTGTCACCGCGTTGCGGAACTCGGCGTCTGCTTGACGTTTGGCTTGAGACTTCATGGTGCGAACGCCGCCCAACTCCATCCTTGCAGATGATAGGATGTCGTCCCACAGTTGGTGCACCACGGTGTCCTTGATTCTTGTCTTGCGTTGCCGTGCCTTGGCCAGCTTCACGGCCTGCATTATGTCGCGCATCAAGGGCACAGGGTACTTGTGCTCACGCAAGTGGCGCTCCAAACGGGCCGAGTTCATGGCCAACCACGCGGGTTGAAGGTTTTCTTCCATACTTTCACTCCTTAAAATTACGAATTGTACAGTGTCTGTCAGGACTGTCCAGTTTTTTTCACACATTAACGCAAAGGTCGGACGGAGGCGTTACCCTCTGCGAACCGCATAAACACGGGGTTCGTGGCTTTCATGGGGGCTAGGTGTCCACATATTCTTGCCAAAATAAAAAGCGAATACGATCAACCTTTAATTTTATATATGTGTATACGTGTGTGTATGTGTGTCAACATATAAAAGTTCATCTCCTTATCTATATCTATATAAATATATATAGAAAGAGAGGACGGTTTTGTGCAGGGGCACGCAACCATGCGGGTTTGCGGCCGTCCACGCTTTGCTTTCAGGTGTGAAAATAAGTGGACAGTGCGGACAGTCCCAAAAATGAATACTTTAGAGAGATTTCTCTCTCAGAAGCCGGGGAAGGCCTGTTGCTGGCGGATGTTGACCTCGTGCCACAGTTGGGAGACAGAGGCGCAAGGGATGCTGATGGTCGTGCCGACCTTGCTCACGAGGTAGATGGCGTAGGTGGTGTCACGCTTGCCTCGTGGGTAGTAGGTCTGAGCGCACCAGAGTGCGCCTGCTTGGTCACGCCATTGGGTGATGGTCTCGATGGCTGGGGTTGTAGTGTTACGCATGGAAGTTTCTCCTTAGTTGTCGAAGCGGCGGAAGGTCAGGCGATGTGCCCACTCACGACCTGTGTCGTAGGCGTGTTGCAGGCTGTTGTCTGCAAAGTGTGTGGTGAAGGACAAGCGGAACTCGGCCATGCCGAGCAGGAATACGCGAAGGTTGTTCATGGAAGTTTCTCCAAAGGACACGCATGGCTAGTGCGTTTGACACGGGAAGGAACAACGGGCCAGCCACGCCCGTTGAGCTTTCTAAATAACTTCTGGTAATAACGCCGCCAAAATCACTTGGCAACGGCACGCAAGACCTTGATGGCATCGGCCACGTTGTCGAACTGTGCAAGGTAGGCTTCAGCGGCCGCACGCAGGTCTTTGCTCAGGCGCATTGCCTTGGCGGGTGCGGCGTCTTTTGGCTCAGGGCGCACAACCATGTAACGGAAGTCGCTCGAAGCACGGTCGATGGCCTTGACGTGCTCGGGCTTTGCGCCAGCGCCTTTGCCCTCAGAGAGAATTCTCTCTGCACCCTTCACGCCTTGGCCCTCAAGGTGGCCAAGCATCCAGCGTTGACGTAAGTCTTTGCGTTGCTCCGGTGTGCCCTCAAGGTAGGCCGCATGGAAGGGGTCAGCGGCTTCACGGACTTTGCGTGTGGCATTGCCGATGTTGAAGGCGAATTGTTGAATGGTCAGTTTCGACATGATGATTTCCTAGTTGGTTGAGTGTCTCTTGGGGCCAGTCCCCATTCGACAAACCCTAGTTTCCTGCAACCCCCATTCGATAGCCCTCGATACCCCCATTTTCGAGGCAAAAAGACCACTTCCCGGACCCCACCGTACCCCCATAGGCCTATATTGGAGCTGGGCATGGCTTCATAGTACAACACTGTTCCACACCCGCTCCCAGCACTTCTGTAATACCTAACTACTATTTTAAAAAACCAGACAGCACTTTGTAAAAACTTAGACAACTCCGCAGAAACCCACTTTCCAGTTCACACCCCCTACTTAAAATAATGGCCCGTCCAAAAATTTTTTAAAAAATTTTGAAAAAACTCAGGCAGAAAAAAACCCCCCGTGTTGCCAAGGGGGGTTAAGGGGTCGCTTGACCCAAGGAGAAGCAATGAACCAACCGAAGTTGCATCAAAGCCGAATGTGAGTATATACTTCGCGCATCGGGACAGCAACCCGCAATCCACTTGGACCAAATGTTAGATCACCTCATTGACTTCGACCCCGAAGTTCTCCCCAAGTCACAAGCGCCCGCCCCGGCGGAGAAGGTCACGCCCGCTGAGCACATCAACGGCAAGATCAGCACCAATGACTGGCTCAAGGAAATGGGTGTCCCTGACGCCGAGACGGCCGTCTCCGAACTTGAAAAGCAGCAGGCCCGTCAAACTTTCTCGGCCCTGACAACTGCCTCCCCCATCACCACACAGCACGAAATGGTCTCCAAGATCGAGACGCCTGCGGCCGTGCGCCATCTGGTGGGGATGCTGACGGCCTACGACTGGGAGTTTGTGCACCAAGCCAAGGAGCTGCGCGGCTACGCGGTGGCCAAGCTGCTCGAAGAGTGCGAGAGCCCCAACCCCAACATCCGCCTCAAAGCGCTTGGCCTTTTGGGCAAGGTCACCGAAGTGGGCCTGTTCACCGAGAAGATCGAGGTCAAGAAGACCGACATGACCGAGGCCGAGATCGACCAGCGCTTGAAAGAGAAGCTGGCCAAGTTCATGGACGTCTCAGACGCCGACGTGACGGACATCACAGAGATCACCGACGCCCAAACAACCACCATCCCCGATGACGCAGAACCCGCCACTGACGCCTGAGCAAGCCTCTGCGCTGTTCAAGAACCTCGGCAAGCTGACAGCGGCCGAGAAGTTGGAGGCGTTGGAGCTTTTGGACAAGGCGCAGGAGCACAAGCAGAAAAACTTGGCCCGAACCGACATGATCGAGTTCGCCAAGAGCGTGTATCCGGGCTTCAAGATCGGGCCGCACCACAGGAAGCTGGCCAAAATCTTCTCAGAAGTGATCGCCGGGACCAAAAAGCGGGTCATCATCAACATTGCGCCGCGTATGGGTAAGTCTGAGTTCAGCTCTTACCTGTTCCCGGCGTTTTTCTTGGGCAATTTCCCCCAGAAGAAGATCATCATGGGCACGCACACGGCGGGTCTGTCCGAAGACTTCGGCCGACGCGTGCGAAATTTGCTGGCCGACGAGGATTACCATGGGCTTTTCCCCCAAACGCTGGTGGCAGACGACCAAAAGGCTGCTGGTAAATGGAGCACTTCAACCGGGGGCCAATACTACGCCGCAGGCGTAGGCGGCGCTCTTGCTGGTCGTGGTGCTGACCTGTTTGTTATTGACGATCCTCACTCGGAGCAGGACGTTAAGGCCAACTCACGGCTGGCTTTCGACACTGCATGGTCTTGGTTCCAGACGGGACCGCTCCAGCGACTGATGCCGGGCGGAGCGATCATCATCGTGATGACACGCTGGGGCAAGCTCGACCTGACTGGACGCCTGATTGACTACCAAGCCAAGAACCCCGACGCTGAGCCGTGGGAGATCGTGGAGCTTCCGGCCATTTTGAACGAGGGCACCGAGAACGAGAAGTCGCTCTGGCCCGAGCAGTGGCCACTGGCCACGCTGAAGGCGACAAAAGCCAGCATTGACCCCCAGTACTGGAACGCCCAGTACATGCAGCAGCCCACCAGCAACAGTGCGGCCATCATCTCGCGCAAGTCTTGGCGTATATGGCTGGGCGACGAGCCGCCAAGGTGCGACTACATCATCCAGAGCTGGGACACGGCCTTTGAGACCAAGACCACGGCCGACTATTCCGCGTGCACAACGTGGGGGGTGTTCTACAACGAGGAAGAGGGCGACAAGGCGCAGGTGATCCTGCTTGACGCGTTCAAAGACCGGATGGCGTTCCCCGAGCTCAAGGCCATTGCGCTCAAACACTACAAGGAGTGGTCGCCCGACGCGTTCATTGTGGAGAAGAAAGCCGCTGGTGCACCCCTGATCCAAGAGCTGCGGGCCACCGGCATCCCGGTCGAGGAGTTCAGCCCAAGCCGGGGTAACGATAAAATTGTGCGGCTGAACGCTGTGTCTGACCTTTTTGCGTCGGGTACGGTCTGGGCTCCAGACACGCGCTGGGCCCGTGAGGTGATTGAGGAAGTTGCATCGTTCCCCAACGGCGAGAACGACGACTACGTTGACACCACATCGCAAGCGCTGTTACGCTTCCGAAAGGGTGGGTTTATACCCCTTGACTCGGACGAGCAAGAAGACCGGACATTTCGTCGCCGCAGAGCGGCGTACTACTAGGAACACACATGGCGACCAACATTGACAAAGCCCTTTTCCAGCAACCTGCTGGCCTTGAAGAACTGGCCGGGGAAGAGGAGCCGATCGAGATTGAGATCATTGACCCCGAAGCGGTGCACATCGACATGGGTGATGTGGAGATCGACATCGAAAAAGGCGAGCCCAGCATCGACGACTTCGACGCCAACTTGGCCGAGTACCTGTCCGAGGGTGAGCTGTCCTCCATGGTCAACGACCTTGACGGCGATATCGACAATGACCGCAACTCCCGCAAGGAGTGGGAGAAGGCCTACGTCACGGGCCTGAAACTGTTGGGCCTGCAGATCGAAGAGCGCACCGAGCCTTGGGACGGCGCGTCTGGCGTGTTCCACCCGATGATTACTGAGGCGGTGGTCAGGTTCCAGTCAGAGACCATCACTGAGACCTTCCCGGCCATGGGTCCCGTGCGCACAAAGATCGTGGGCAAAGAGACTCCCGAGAAGAAAGAAGCCGCGCAGCGGGTGCAAGAAGACATGAATTTCCAGCTGACTGAGGTCATGCAGGAGTTCCGCCCAGAGCACGAGCGCATGCTGTGGAGCCTCCCGGCCACGGGTTCGGCGTTCAAAAAGGTCTACTTCGACCCCAACATCGGCCGTCAAACGTCTGTGTTTATTCCTGCCGAGGACATCTTGCTGCCCTACGGCACCTCGGACATCCAGTCTTGCTACCGCGTCACGCACGTCATGCGCAAGACCGAGAACGAGATCAAGAAACTCCAGCAGGCGGGCTTTTACCGCGACGTGGACATCGGCTCTCCGGACAAACACATCGACGAGATCAACAAGGCCAAGGACAAAGAGACGGGCTTTGCGGACCTGAACGACGATCGCTACACGCTGTACGAGTCCCATGTTGAGCTGATTGTCAAGGGCGACCCGATGTGCGAGATGGACGAGGACGACGAGCCCACGGGCATCGCGCTGCCGTACGTCTTGACGTACATCCGTGGCAACAACACCGTGCTGGCCCTGCGCCGCAACTGGAACGAGCCTGACGACCTGCACTTGAAGCGCCAGCACTTCGTGCACTACCAGTACATCCCCGGCTTCGGTGCTTATGGCTTCGGTCTGTTCCACCTGATCGGCGGTTTTGCCAACTCGGCCACCAGCTTGATGCGTCAGCTGATTGACGCTGGTACGCTGTCCAACCTGCCCGGTGGCCTGAAGTCCCGAGGACTTCGGATCAAGGGCGACGACACTCCGATCGCCCCGGGCGAGTGGCGCGATGTGGACGTTGGCTCCGGCGCGATCCGCGACAACATCCTGCCCCTGCCGTACAAAGACCCATCGGCAACGCTATACAACCTGCTCAACACCGTGGTGGAAGAAGGTCGCCGGTTTGCCGCAACAGCGGACATGAAGATCAGCGACATGGGTGCCAACGCACCGGTGGGCTCGACACTGGCCCTGCTGGAGCGCCAGCTCAAAGTCATGACGGCCGTGCAGGCCCGGGTGCACTTCACCTTGAAGCAAGAACTGCAGCTGCTGGCTGCCATCATCCGCGACTACACGGACGACGAGTACACCTACGAGCCGGACGGCGAAGAAGGCCCACGGGCCAAGAAGGGCGACTACCGTCACGTTGACATCCTGCCGGTGAGCGACCCCAATGCGGCTACCCTGTCGCAGCGCGTGGTGCAGTACCAAGCGGTGATCCAGCTGGCCCAATCTGCGCCGGACATCTACGACCTGCCCAAGTTGCACCGGGGCATGCTGGAGGTGCTGGGCATCAAGAATGCCGACAAGCTCGTGCCGCTGGAGGAAGACCAAAAGCCGGTTGATCCTGTGTCGGAGAATATGAATGCACTCAAGGGTAAACCCTTAAAGGCGTTCCAGTATCAGGACCATCAGGCCCACATCCAAGTGCACACGATGGCCATGCAGGACCCGATCGTTGCGCAGCTGATTGGCCAAAACCCTCGCGCACCGCAGATTTCCGCAGCCATGCAGGCACACATTGCCGAGCACGTTGGCTTTGCCTACCGCCAGAAGATTGAGCAGCAGTTGGGCATGCCCCTGCCGCCCGAAGGCGAGCAGTTGCCACCGCAGATCGAGATCGCCCTGTCCGGCATGATGGCCCAAGCCGCGCAGCAGGTGCTGCAGCAAAGTCAAGCACAAGCCGCTCAGCAGCAAGCCCAGCAGCAAGCGCAAGACCCTGTCGTGCAGATGCAGCAGCAAGAACTCCAGATCAAAGCCAAAGAGGTGGACATCAAGGAGAAGAAGGTGCAGATCGACGCGGCCGCTCGTGCAGACGAGCTGGAGCTGAAGAAGCAGGCACTGGCAGGCAAGATGGAGCTGGACGGCTTCAAGGCTGGCCAGCAGGCGCAGCAGGCGGAGAAGAAGCTGCAAGCCGACCAAGAACGCGAAGGTGTCCGCATGGGCATCGACATCGCCAAGAGCAAGCAGCAGTCCGCTGCCCAAAACCAAAGGAAAGGCCCTCGTAACCAATGATCTCCGAATTCGCACGCGTATTGCGCGAGAAATTACGCACCGACATGAACAACTACGCCGATGACTTGGCGGGTGGGGCATGCCGCTCTTTCGACGATTACCAAAAACTCTGTGGTGTGATTCAAGGCCTAGCTACCGCAGAGCGTCACCTCCTCGACCTTGTAGAGAAAGTAGAGCAATCAGATGAGTGAAATCATTCTGCCTCCGGGCATCACACTGCCCAAACACATCCAACCGATCGACGCCCCCGAGGCCGATGCGGACAACGAAACCAAAGCGTCAGCGCTGCCTATCCCGACCGGATACAAGCTGCTGTGCGTCGTGCCCGAGGTCGATGAAAAGATCGCCGGTACGAGCCTCGACCTCGTTCGAGATGCTGCGACCATGCGAGCGGAAGAACATGCCACCACGGTGCTGTTCGTGCTGCGGGTCGGACCAGACGCGTACAAAGACCCTGCCAAGTTCCCGTCGGGCGCATGGTGCAAAGAGGGTGATTTTGTGCTCGTGCGCACCTACACAGGTACGCGTTTTAAGGTGTTTGGTAAAGAGTTCAGGGTTCTGAACGACGACCAAATTGAGTGTGTTGTGCAAGACCCACGCGGCTATACCCGCGCATAAGGAGCAGAAATGAGTGAATACAAATTCCCGGACGAGCTGGACGACGACAAAACCGTCGATCTGGACGTCTCAACTGACGGCGATGTCGAGATTGAGATCGTCGACGACACCCCCGAGAAAGACCGGGGCCGCAAACCCTTGGACCGTGACGTGGCCGATCCCACGGACGACGAGATCGAGAGCTACTCCGACGGCGTCAAAAAGCGCATCAAGGAGCTGACTCACGCACGTCACGACGAGCGTCGGGCCAAAGAGGCACTGCTGCGCGAGAAGCAGGAGCTGGAGCGCCTTGCCCAGCACATGGTGTCGGAGAACAACCGACTCAAGCAGTACGTCAACTCGGGCACGGAGCAGTACGCTGCATCCCAGCTGTCACTGGCCGAGACTGAGGTGGAGAAAGCCAAGCGTCAGCTCAAGGAAGCGACAGAGGCATTTGACACGGACGGCGTTGTCGCGGCACAAGATGCCCTGATGGATGCCAAGATCAAGTTCCAAGCTGCAAAAAATTTCCGCCACACCCCTTTACAGGTGGAGGAAACTGATGTACAAACTCAGCAAACGCAAGTATCACGTCAAGAACTGGACGACAAGACTGTTCGCTGGCAGGCAAAAAACCAGTGGTTCGGTTCGGCGGGATACGAGGAAGTCACCAGCTTTGCACTAGGGCTGCACCAAAAACTAGTCAACTCCGGGGTTGATCCCCGCTCTGACGAATACTTCGAGCGCATTGATGCTCGCATGAAGTCCACGTTCCCCGAAGTTTTCGGTGGTTCTGACGACAAGCCAAAATCCGGCGACAGCTCCAAGCGACCTACCTCGGTTGTGGCTCCGGCGACTCGTTCGACTGGTGCACGCAAAGTCCAGTTGACTCCCACGCAGGTTGCGTTGGCGAAAAAATATGGATTAACCCCGCAGCAATACGCTGCTGAAGTAGCAAAACTGGAGAAATCGAATGGCTGAAACAATTAACCGGAACCCTCGTGCTCTTGAGGCACGCGACAAAACGACTCGTTATGTGTATACACCTGCGAGTGCACTGCCTGATCCAACCCCTGAACCCGGTATGGTGTATCGCTGGATTGCGACTCACGTACTCGGCGAAGCACAAAACACGAACGTGTCTACCAAGATGCGTGAAGGTTGGGAACCGGTCAAAGCAGTCGACCATCCGGAACTGATGCTGGAAGGTAATGCGAAAACTGGCAACGTCGAACTCGGCGGTCTCATGCTCTGCAAGATGCCCCGTGAACGTGCGCAAGCCCGTGATGAGTATTACGCCAAACAAGC